GTTGACCACAAAGATAGGAATCCTCTCAACAACAGCAAAAGTAATCTTAGGGTTACCTCAAAGAAGAAGAACAGAGGGAGAAACAAATAATGAGTAAAGCCTCAAAAGACATCATGGAAGAACTACACCTTTCGGTAGCACAAGACCTATTAGGTAAAATTAAATCAGGAGAAGCTAAAGCAAACGATCTTGGGGTTGCTGTTAGATTCTTAAAAGACAACGGAGTTGAAGCAATAGCTGTGGAAGGATCACCACTCGCTAATCTTTTAGATAACTTACCTTTTGAAGCACAAGAAATCCCAAGTAAGCATTGAGCAAATAAAGGACTTTAGAAACTTCTTATTCATGGTCTGGAAACACCTTAACCTTCCTGATCCCACACCCATACAATATGACATAGCTGATTACATTCAAAGTGATGTAAGACGTTCTATCATTATGGCTTTTCGTGGGGTTGGGAAGAGTTACGTTACCAGCGCTTATGTTGTACACCAATTGTTACTTGATCCACAATTAAAGGTGTTAGTTGTTTCTGCAAGTAAACAGAGGTCTGATGACTTCAGCACGTTTACACAACGTCTGATTATGGAGATGCCTCTACTTAGCCACCTAATACCAAAGGAAGGCCAAAGACAAAGTAAGATAGCTTTTGATGTTGCCCCTGCCCAAGCCTCTCACAGTCCTTCTGTGAAGTCTGTAGGTATCACAGGTCAACTGGCTGGTAGTCGTGCTGATCTAATTATTGCTGATGATATAGAAATCCCTAACAACAGTGCTACACAACAGATGAGGGAAAAGCTAAGTGAATCCGTAAAGGAATTTGATGCTATTCTTAAACCTAATGGTCGCATTATGTTCCTTGGGACACCTCAAACAGAAATGACCCTTTATGCCCTTCTACAAGAACGTGGGTACAACTGTAGAGTGTGGACAGGACGTTATCCCTCTGAAGATAAAATAGATAAGTATAGTGGTACTCTTGCCCCCTATATAGAAGATAAGTTAGTTAGAAAAACATCCCTCTGTGGTTCTCCTACAGACCCTCTTAGGTTTGATGAAGAGGATTTACTTGAGAGGGAATTGTCATATGGAAGAAGTGGGTTTGCCCTACAATATATGTTGGACACATCCCTTTCTGATTCTGAGCGATACCCTTTAAAACTCTCTGACATCGTCTGTATGGCTTTAAATAGTAAAACAGCACCAGAGGGTGTGATATGGAGTAAAAGCCACGCTAACAGGATACCAGAGCTTCCAATGGTAGGTTTAGCAGGTGATGGTTGGTACAATCCTATGGAAGTCCAAGGTTCGTGGATACCCTACCAAGGGTCTGTACTTGCTATTGACCCATCAGGTAGAGGTCAAGATGAGCTTGGATATGCTGTAGTTAAGATGCTTAATGGGTTTTTGTTTGTTGTAGAGTGTGGAGGACTACTAGGGGGTTACGATGAAAAAACCCTTCAACAGTTAGCCGACATAGCTAAACGACAGCAAGTAAACTTTGTCATAGCCGAAAGTAACTTTGGTGATGGAATGTTCACAGAGCTTCTTAAACCTTTTCTTACCCGGACTTATCCTGTGACTATTGAAGAGGTCAGACACAGTAAACAAAAGGAATTAAGGATAATAGATACCCTTGAACCCATCCTTAACCAACATAAACTTATAGTGTGCCAAAGTGTAGTGGAGAACGATTGGAGAACAATCCAACAATACCCTACTGAAAAGGCCCAAAAGTATAGTCTGTTTTATCAGATGACTCGGGTGACAAAAGAGAGAGGTGCAATAGCACACGATGATAGATTGGATGCTCTTAGTATGGCAGTAGCTTATTGGGTCGATCAGGTGGCTGCTGATGCTGAACAAGCTATGGCACAACGAAAGAGTGAGATGTTGGATTTAGAGTTAGGTAAGTTCTTAGAGGGTACAGAGAATCATAAGATGGGGGTCAGTGCTTTTAAAGAAAGTAGGGAGTCTCCAAAGTGGTTCTAGAAATGGGAGGGGTGGTGACCAGTAGTTATGAATTCAATGTGGTGTCCCCTTATGGGGAGAGGAAACCCCCCCCCCCGGCCATATAAGAGAGAGAAAAAAGAGTAACTATAGAATACTATAGAATACTAAAGGATAACTATAGTACAACTCCCCACTCAACCCTCTAACAATCAATTAAGTAATCCATTTATAGGTACTACCTTTAGGTTATACTATGGTGGTAATAAGATTACTCACACACAAACTATAAGATATAAGGTATTTAATGAAAGATAAGTATGATTTTATACACGGATGTACCTCAGAGAACCAAAGGAACAAACCTAGTGGTATTGAGGTAGCTACTTATATTTATTTGTTTATATTTGGTGTCCTTGTAGGTGGGTTACTCTTGTGAACATTACTAGGGATTCTATAGTAGACCTTTATGATGAAGACATCCTGTTTATGGATGGGTACGATGATTGTATTCTAGGGGTCTGTGAAAGATTAGGACAACAACCCATAGTCGCTTACGACAAAGGTAAGGTCGTAGATAAGCTTGTGGATGTTCATGACATGAGTTATGAGGAAGCTATAGAGTGGCATGGGTTTAACCAATTGGGGAGCTGGATGGGTGACAGAACTCCCTGCTTTGTCGATAGAGAGGTTGAGGTCTAATCCCATCGCTCCCCTACCCTAGGTTCTTTTGTATTTCTTTTGTATTTCTTTTGTATTTCTTTTGTATTCTACGCCATTTCTTTACGCCTTTTATAGGGTGTTAAAGTTTTTATAGGAAAAATTAGAGATGGTATCTAGAATTGGTTGTTCTCAATTTCCCCCGTTGGTGTTGTTTAAACGCAACATATGAAAAGTTTCTGATATTCGCCATAATTCCCGCCTTTTATTGCTATAAGTTATTGATTCCTAAGTAATTATACCTGATTAATAAAGCAATAGGTTATTGTTCTACTCTTTATTATATAGGGCCATTGGGATTCCTTTCTTGTTCTCTATTTGTTCTCCTTTCTATTTTCCTCTTTATCTATACGTTTTTTTTTACATCAGACTTGCTATCCAACGCCAATGCTTTACAATGGTAGTCACATTATCAAATAATCAAAGGGGCGTAGCTATGGAAATGACTAAAACAATCAATCTATCTTTTATTGACTCGGTTCTATTGGGCCACATAAAAACCTACACTAAAAAGGAAATATTTTTAATGTATGCACCTAATTTTAATTTTGAGTTAGACGCGGAACAATTAATTGAACACGGTTTAAAGGTCAATTTTCTAGTTAAGAAAGGCGATAAAGAATTGTATGCAATCAATCCTAAATACATAAGCAAAGGGGAATAGACAATGAAAAAAACAAGCGCACCATTTGGATGGTTAAAGTTTGAACAAGACGGCGAAGTGTTACAAGTTATGGACATTTTAGAAATAACTGAGGATATTTTAAAGCCAATGGGACATAAGTATATAAAGGGGGTTTTTTATTCAGCGCTGGATATATGGGTCAATGAAGCCGACCCGATGGATTCTAATTATGAAAATCATTTACCATTTAACACCATTAAGTTTATTAAATTGTATCTATGCTTAATGAATGATCAAAGTGGTTTTTATCGGGATGGGGTGTAAGAAATGAAACTATTTATAGTCATCCTATTTATCATAGGAAATTGTTTTGTACTTTGGGCCACTCTATTTATTCCAAACTTTGTGCCTGATACCTTAACCAGCTTAATGGAGTTTATACAATGCTAAACACTATAACCCGTGAGGAATATTTAATAGAATGTTCCAAACTATTAGCGCCACTATTTAGAAATAAAGGGTATGAAATACCCAATAACATAAGGTTCACTTGTGGCCTTCCCAGCCGTGGGGCGTTTGGAAAAAATAAGCGCACCATTGGTCAATGCTGGGACAGTAGCGTATCTTCTGATAGTACCATTGAAATCATGATCTCACCCACCATAGACAATACTTTGAATGTGGTTGGTACTCTACTCCATGAGATGGTTCACGCGGTGGTAGGCAACGAACACGGCCACAAAAAACCGTTTAAAGATTGTGCCACTGCCGTGGGCCTAACTGGAAAAATGACCGCTACAGTTAACACACCAGAATTAGATGATTTTATTAATAACACTATTATTGAGAATATAGGCACGTATCCCCACGCCAAAATAGACTACACCCAGCAAAAAAAGCAATCAACGCGCATGGTTAAATGTGAATGCCCAGCGTGTGGATACGTTGTTAGAACGTCACAAAAGTGGATTAATATCGGTTTACCTATTTGTGGCCCGTGTGGAATTGAAATGGAATTAGACAACGTTTAAACAACTTGTTCCGATCTTAATATTAACTAATAAAAGGAATAACGAAATGATTCAAATTAAAGTTATAAAATTAAAGGTCACTAACACAATGGGGGCTAGAATTAAGGCTACCTTATACATTGACGGTAAAAAAACATTTATCACCAATACAATACCATACCCTTACGAATTGTCAGGTACTAGCGTATTCATTTGGGGGGCCGAATCAATGCTATTGTCCTATACTATGAAGGTTAACGATGGACTAGCCAATAGCCTTACCAGCGCCAAATATTCGCTATGGTGGTATCTACAAAATCACGGTATTTATTTATGTGACGATGAAAAACGCACGTTTATGATCCCCACAAAAAAAGGTTATGACATTGTGACTGGCATAGACTGTAATTTTTTAGATAAGGTCAACGAAAAGAAAACCTTTAAATTCACCGATAAAGAAAAAATAAAGTTATAAAAATCACTGCTGATTTTGTGGGTTGAAAAATACCCACACATTTTTTTTATAAGTTTATTTTTTCTGATAGTCGCTTATTGTGAGCGACCACAACAACTGGGAGCAATTGAAATGAAACATGGAACACGAGAAGAAACTATTCGAGAAGCTATTGATATTATTTTTAGTCAAATCAACGCGAATGATGATCTTGTTTTAGAGATATTTAAAAAGAATATACCCTATCAACATAGAACATTAATACAGTCTTTTTTTAGAACCTTTAATGATTTTTCTATTTATTATGCCGATAACCAATCCGACCTAAGAAATGAAGACTCTATAGCATTCTGTAAAAAGCTTAAAAAACTGGATCATTTCTTTAGATACATTTAAAAAAACCTGGGAGCATAAAAAATGAAAACATTAAACAAAAACCAAAAAGCACTTAATAACATGAACATCCACGACTTATACAACGAACAGCAAAAAGGGTTAGAAAAACTAGTTAATGAATCTAAACCAGCCAATACGACTTTAAAAGAAAGATACGATTTATATTGTGATCTGACGCATGAAAATCCTGTTAAAACTTTTGATGAGTGGTTAGGCTTATGACATCTGATTTATTAGAATTTATTTGTTACGCTTTTGGACTTAATGCGATATTCATTTTATTCTGTATATGGGAGAAGTTTCAATGATACTTGATAACCGACCATTAAAAGTTAGTGTACTGACGGGTAAACTTGACGGGTTCAAAGCCTTGAATACTAACACCCTATCTAATCCCTACTGTATAAAGGCCCACAAAAATAAAAACAGTATTTGTTCTGAGTGCTACAGCATAAGAATGTTAGAGGGCATAAGGAAAAACTGTATTCCAGCGTGGGAGAATAACAGTTATATTTTATCAACGCGAGAACTATCAGAAATAGAGATAGGCCATCTTAACTTACAACTTGAGAAGTATTTTAGATATGACGCGCACGGGGAATTGATAAACGAGCAACATTTTTATAATTTAGTATTAATAGCACTATATTATCCTAGCGTTAATTTTAGGTTATGGACTAAACGCAACGACATTATTAATAAGTGCATGGCCCGTTTAAACGCTCTACCCGATAATTTCAAGTTAATATTTAGTAATTCAAAAGTAGATAAAATAATGCATAAGATACCCAAGTATTTTTATAAAACGTTCAACAATGTTAGCAAGTCAAATACCAACGATGTAAATTGTACGGGCCAATGTAAAAATTGTTTAACTTGCTACGATGCTAATATTAATGCTAATGTAAATCATATTGTAGAGGTGAAAAAATAAAATATTAGCGAATAGTAAAAAAAGGTTTAACTTGAAAAAACAACAGGGAAGCGCACGACATGGCCTGAGTATGCCACGCGCAAGTACCTACCAAAAACTGCTCACCTTTTTTTATTATTTTTTAGTATTTTTTATTATTTTTTTTTAAAAAATCAAAAGCACTATCAGAATTTAGTGCGAGTTAAAGGAGAATGCACGATGAATAACA